GAACGCATCAACAGGATCAAGCCGCATGTTTGCGAAAACGGCCACCGCCTCGAACCGAACGCCGTCGAATGCAAGGAATGTCTGAGGATAGCGGCGGAGCGGGTGTTTAGCAGATCGCAGGACTGGATGATGCCAGGGAAACAAAAGGAGGCTCGGAATTAAATGCTTATCAGGGTACGACGAACCAGGACACATCCGGCGCAGCATTGGACGTCGTCAAATCCATGGCTCGGGCCGCTTGAGATGGGCGTCGAGGAAGAAGCTCCGAACAAGTCGAAGATAAACTTCTCCGACATCCGCGTCCGCTGGAACAGTCTCGACTACTGGAACCCAAGCGGCGAAACGGGCGGCGGGCCAAGCGTCGCCACGTCCGCGGAAGTCAATACAGGGACGGATAACGATAAGTTTATCTCGCCCGACGCTCTGGAAGGCAGTTCGTACCGCATCCAAACCGCTGTATTGCAAGCGGATTTCTCAAAGACGAACGACACGCTGGCGGCAGTGACGGGATGGAGCCGGACAATCACACTTGAGGCGGGAAAAACGTATCGAGTGACGGGGCAGTTTTATGTAGATGCTACCGTTGATTCAGGTGCAGTCATGGATTTTGATGGCGGCTCTGTGACAGCGACAGGGGTTGGCGGCACAGTAATGCTTAGAGATGATGGCGGATTGTCCCTTAACACTACGACTGGGCTTGCGGACGTTTGGCAGTCGAAGGAGTTCATGATATTAGTTTTTGATTTTGAGGTACAAGTGAATGCAGGTGGCACGCTTATTCCTCAATTATCACAACAAACAACTCACGCAACGGCAGCAACGTTAAAAAAATACAGCACACTCTCAGCCCAAGAAGTGAGCCCAAGCCCGACGTACTAAGACAGCAAAACGTCCACATGAACATCACAACCCGCGTCATCAACAACCTGCCGAGTGCCGAAAAGATAATGAAAAATATCGACTTCGGCACCGCAAAAGGGCTGACCAAGACCGCGAAGCAAGGGCAATCGGCGGTCGTCGATGCGTTACAGAGCAATTTCACGCTTCGCGGGACGTGGTTCAACCAGAACATGCGGCACGGTATCAAGATCACGCCGGCACGCAAGGACAAGCTGCAGTCGTCGGTGCACACGCTGGCTGACTGGCTCGAACCGCACGAGACTGGCAAAGACAAAACGCCACGCGGCGGCAATCTCGCCGTTCCGACCGATCAGGTCCGGCGAAACAAACGCTCGATCATCCCGAAAGGCCAGAGGCCTCGCGGGCTCGCGGCCAAGGCGTTCGTGCTGCAGACCAAAAAAGGGCCGGTTCTCGCCCAGCGTCTGATCAAGGGCAAACGCAAAGGGCTGATCATCCTCTACGGCCTTGAGCCGCAGGTCAAGATCAAAAAACGCCCGACCTTCCGCGTCCCGATCGAAAAGGTCGTCAAAAGCAACCTAAAATCAAACATCGCCGAAGGCATCAACGACGCGATCCGCACAATGAGGTAAATGGGACAGGCCGCATTAAAACTTGTGGAGCATGAACGGCTGAATATTTCGCAGCTTGCGGAGGAGTTTGACCTCGACCGGGCGAGCGTGCGGAAACGCATTCAGGAAGCCGGGATCGAGCCGATCGAGACCAAGGCAAAGCTGACGATCTACGAGCTTAATCAACGCCTCGCGGCGATCCTGTCGGACGTTAAATCTCCGATGAACGAGGCCCGGCTCCGCAAAGAAACGGCCGCAGCGGAAAAGATCGAGATGCAAAACGCCATCGCCCGCGGCGAACTTGTCCAAATGGGCGACGCGATCGAGCGGATGCAGGCGATATTGATGGCTCTGTATAAGGAATTTGGCATACATCAGCCAAAACGCCTCGCGTCACGGCTCGCCAAGGCAAAGACCGTCGCCGAGATCTCAAAGATCCTGAAAGGCGACAACGACAAGATATTCGCCCGTTTGAGGGAAAAGGACGGGGAATTTGTACCGACAATGAAGAAATAAGGAGCAAAAAGATGCAAGAAAGAATGTTGAAATGGTTCGAATACGCTCATTTACCAGAGCATTTACAGGAAGTTTCTAAGCCGTTCGGTGATCTGGCCACATCGTTGTGCGAAACCGTAGAAGGTGGGCCGGAGCGTACCGTCGCACTGAGAAAACTTCTCGAAGCAAAAGATGCTGCGGTTCGGGCGAAACTGAATCCAGGAGGTTAAGGAAATGAAGCAAATCAGACGGTTTATTAAACGGCTATTTTGCCAACATGTTTACAAGTGGGAACGGAACTGGGGAAATCACCTAACTTGGATGACTGGCGAAACCCGCAGTACATGGAAGTGTAAGTATTGCGACAAAACAACGGGACGCGACTTCACGGGGCAGGCTGGGCAAATTGTCACGTAACGAAATTAAATGACCGCAGCACTCGCAAAATATGCCGTTACCGAAGCCATTCGCCGGGCGATACCGGACGGAATGGGCTCGGTTTCGGCCTGGGCTGAGGCTAATCGGTACGTCGATCGCGGTGCACGCAAGGGCAAATGGTCGAATAAGACGGTGCCTTTTGCGGTCGATATTATGGATGCGTTCACCGATCCGGACATTCGCGAAGTCGTTTTTATGAAATCGGCACAGGTTGCCGGTTCCGAGATCCTTGCGAACGTCGTCGGCTATTACATCGATGTCGAACCGACCGATATCGCATACGTCGCCGAGAAAGAGGACAAAACGCGGGCGTGGATGGTCGAGTCGTTCGATTCGATGGTGGGTGCGACGCCCGTTTTGCAGGCTCTCGTCAAAACCAGCGATCAGGACAATAACCAACGCGTCAAACGCTTTCCGGGCGGGCAATTCTTCGGATTTTGGGCAACGTCGCCTGCGGAATTGTCTTCGCGGCCGATACAGATACTGTTATTCGACGAAAAGGCCGCGTACAAACCGACGAACGAGGGCGACGCCGTCAAGCTCGGCGAGGCACGAACCAAGACATACGACGGCTTTGAAAAGATCGGCAAGGTCTCGACGCCGCGTATGGCCGACGACGACAGCGATATTGAGGCCGATTTCATGCGTGGCGACAAGCGACAGTTCTGGGTTCCGTGCCCGTCGTGCGATGATCTTCAGCTTTTAGAGTGGAAAAATGTCCATTGGGACGACGATCCCGATCTCGCATACATGGCGTGCGTCCATTGCGGCATACAGCTCGAATACGACGACCTGCAGGACATGCTCGAAAGCGGCAAATGGATCGCCGACGCCGATCTCAAAAAACCGTTCTGGCCGGAGCATCCGGCTTTGCCCGAAGTGCGAAGCTTCAAGATCAATCAGCTTTATTCGCCCTTCGTCCGATGGTCGCGAATGGTCAAGGATTTTCTCGAGGCGAAAAAGAAAGGCCCGGGCTCTCAGCAGATGCAGGCTTGGGTAAATACCGCACTTGGCGAGCCCTGGCGGCCGTATGAGAAGATCGATTATGCCGATATCTCGCTCAATCGCGAAGACTACGGTGCTCCGGTGCCGCAGGGCGTTCTCTGTTTGACGGCCGGCGTCGACGTCCAGGGCGATCGTTTGGAATATAAGATCGTCGGTTTTGGCGAGGGCGACGAGATGTGGATCATCGAGATCGGCATTCTCGACGGCGATCCGGGGCAATTGGACGTGTGGGACGACCTGACCGAAAAGCTGACGCAGACGTTTGACGGCGAGACCGGACAGTTTCGCGTGCAATGTGCGTTCATCGATTCGGGCTATCACTCGAACATGGTCTATCGCTACACCAAACAGCACGCGAGCAAGAAATGGTACGCCTGCAAGGGCATGGGCGATCCGGCCAAGCCGATCATCTCGAAAGCTGTCTGGGTCGGCACAAATCCAAAGGTGCGAATGATACCGGTCGGAACGTCGGCAGCGAAAGACGTGATATTCAGCAATCTCAAGGTCGTCGAGCCCGGGCCTGGCTATATTCATTTTCCCGCACGGCCGGAATTTGACGAAGCGTATCTCAAGCAGCTCTGTGCCGAGAAAAAGGTACCGCGTTTTCGCATGGGACGTGAGGTCCAGGTCTATGAAAAGGTATCGGCCAACGCCCGAAACGAAGCCCTCGATCTGCTCGTTTACGCGATCGCCGCCCGCGTCAAATACAACCCGAATTACGAACGGCTCGCCGGACGGCGATTGACGCACGCGGAGCCTGCGGACCGCGATGTCCTCGCAGATTCCGAGGACATCGATCCAACGCCAACGCCGCCGAAAAAGAACGTCGTTCCGTTCCGTAGAGGCAGTTTGACCAAAAACAACCCGTTTTCAGGATATAAGCCATGACAGCAACAGTACGAACAATAGAACCGACGCAGATCACTCAGCGGGAGGCCGTGGAGTGGACTAAATCTTATCCGGACTATCCGGCGACGTTGTGGACGTTGAAATATCTGTTTCGCGGCCGCGGGCCGGGCGTGACGGTGACGGCGACGACGAACAACGTCACCGGCTTTGCGGCGGCTCTGACGGCGGCGATGACGGTGACGATGGCTCCGGTTCGATATACGTGGCAAGCGGTCCTGACCGAGATCGCCGACACGACGAACAAGATCTACGTCGCCACCGGATTCACAACGGTCAAGGTCGGATTCGATCCGGACGCCGACGACGAGATCGACACGCGATCGGCGAATGAGATCGCCCTGGATTCGATAAACGCGGCGATGGCGGCATTTGCGACGAGCAATGTTCTCGAGTACGAGATATCGACGCCCGCCGGTTCGCGACGTGTCAAAAGGGCCGCGACGGCCGAACTGCTGTCGATGCAGAAACATTACGCCACGCTCGTCGCCCAGGAGCGGCAACGCGAACGGCTGCGAAACGGCGGCCCGTTCTTCCAGAGCGTAAAAGTGAGGATGAGAGATGAATAAACAACCCAAGAAGAAACTCGCCGCACGGCTCTACGACTGGTTCGCTCCGGCAAAACCGGCGGCACAAAAACGCCATTACGCCGCGGGACGTTCGAGCCGTTTGAATTCGGGCTGGACGACGTCGCCGACGAGTGCCAATTACGAGACGCGTGTTTCGCTGTCGGTGCTGATCGCCCGCTCGCGTGAGGCCGCCCGCAACGATCTGCATATCGTCAATTATCTGCGGCTGATGCGTGCCAATGTCATCGGCCAGAACGGCATCGGCCTGCAATGCCGTGCCCGTCTCAAAAACGGCCGCCTCAATGTGAAGCTCAATAATCGCATCGAAGAGGCATGGTGGCAGTGGTCACACGCCGAGACGTGCACCGTCAGCGGCAAGCTCGACTGGAAAGGCGTTCAGGATCTGGCCGTCACGCAGTGCGAACGCGACGGTGCGTTCCTCATTCAGATGATCGAGGACGACGCCAATCCGTTCGGCTTTTCGCTCAAAACGTGGGACGTGACCTGGCTCGATCCGACATACAACGTCACTGTGCCGGGACGCAATCGCATCCTGATGTCGGTCGAGGTCGATGCCAACGACAAGCCCGTCGCGTATTGGATGACAACGCCGCAGAGCGAGACCGAATACACGCCGCAGCAGACGCAGGTCCGATGGCGAATTCCGGCCGAGCAGATCATTCACGATTTTCCGAATCGCGTCGACGAATCGCAGGTGCAGGGCATCCCGGCAACCACGCCGGCACTGCTGCCCGCGAAAAACGCATACAGCTACAACGAAAGCGTGATCATGGCGTCGCGTTTTGCGGTCAATCAGTTCGGCATCTTGAAAAATACGACGCCCGACGGCATCGAGAATTTTGAGGCTCCGACCGACGACTATGGCAATGTCATCCATCCCGAGATCGATTCGTCGCCGCTCGCGATCACGGCGATGACGCCGGGATGGGAGCTCGACACGTTCGATCCCAAGCATCCGACACAGAACCATTCGGCATTCAAACAAGTGCTCGATATGGACATCGCCGTCGCTCTCGGCGTGCCGTATTTTCTGCTGATGGGAGATTGGGAGGCGGTCAATTTCAGTTCGTCACGCGGCGGGCTCGGCGAGTTTCGCGAACGGTGCCGCGGCTATCAGACGTTCATTGCAACAACGCTCTGTCGCCGCGTCTTTCACAAATGGCTGCGTGCGGCGTGGCTCAAGGGCACGATCGAGATGACGGCCGCTGAATACGAGGAGCTGCAGAATCCGATCTGGCAGCCACGCGGCTTCGATTATGTCGATCCGAAGAAAGACGTTGAGACCGATATCCTGCAATTGCAGTATCGTCTCAAAACGCCTTCGCAGATCGCCCTCGAACGCGGCGAAGATTATCTCGACCAATTAGAGCGTTGGGCATCCGACAAGCAGCTTGCCGCCGCCAAGGGCCGCGATATCAACGAACTCTACACGCCCAAACAAGCTGCCGCCGCCGCTCCGGCCGAACCGGACGCCGACGAAGATCCGCCGCCAAAGGGCAAACCCGCAGACGACGGAGAAAACGACGCGTAAACCCCAAAATATGGCGGTTCCGTAACAACGAACCGCCATATACGAGGGGTATTACCCCCCAAAAAAAATCATTTTTTCAAAAAAAATAAAGTAATAGGCGACGGAACAATTCCGCCGCCTTTTTCTATGCCAAACGAGACGTTGACGAGAGATCAGGTGATCCGCAAGGCCCAGGACGAAACGCACAAGCGATCGTTCGTGATCGAGCGTGCCGATTCCGCAGAATCCGATGATCGCACCGTCGAGCTGGCATTTGCGTCAGACGTGCCCTGCGAACATTTCTCTTATCGGCTTTGGGATTTTGTCGACGTCAAGCTGTCGATGGAACGATCTGCGATGCGAACCGAACGCTTGACGAGCGGTGCCGCGTTGCTGGCCGACCATGATCCGCGAGATCAGATCGGCGTCGTCGAGAGTTTTTCGGTCGATACCAAAGATGGCAAAGCCCGGGCAAAGGTCCGCTTTTCAAAATCGGCCCGCGGCCAGGAGATCTATCAGGACGTCGTCGATGGCATTCGCCGAAACGTCAGCGTCGGATTTTCTATTCACAAGCTTGTTCTCGAAGAAGAGAACGAAGACGGCAATGACCTCTACAGGGCGGACGACTGGGAACCGTTCGAACTTTCGATAGTTTCGATCCCCGCTGACATTTCAGTCGGCGTCGGCCGCAATGCCGAATTTTCCAAAACCATTCCAGAACCGGAGTTAATAACTATGTCAAAAGAAATCGAACAGCCGGAGACTCCGGCTCCAGTTGAAACACCCGAGGCTGTCACCCGCACGGCGAACGACGCCAAGACGGTCCATGACATCAACAATTATGTCGCGTTCGGCGATACATACGGATTCGGAAACGAGGTCCGCGAAGCGGCTCTGCGAAATCCCGAGTTCGACATGAACGACACGCGAATGCTCGTCCAGGATCTCAGAGCGAAAAAGCAGGAGATGGACAAACGCATCTCGCCTGTTCGACCGATCGATGCTGAATCGGGAACGCTCGGCAATGCCCTGATCACCAGCAACGACTACCGTGCGATCACGCCCGGAGCATCGGGCCGTCAGAAACGCAGCATCATCGTCGAGACCAACATCCGGCCGAGCGATCTGTTCAAGCGTGCGACCTACAGCGGTTCGACCGACGGCATGACCAGCTATGATCGCCAGGACGGCATCATCACGCTCGGCCAGCAGCAGCCGACGGTCGCTGACCTGTTCATGCAGGCACAGACCAACGCCCCGACGATCCGCTACATGCAGGAGGTTTCGTTCACGAACGCCGCCGACCAGGTGCTCGAGGGCGACGAAAAACCCGAGGCATCGTTCGACCTAGTCGAGACCGACGCTGCGGTCCGAAAGACTGCGGTCTTCGGACGCGTGACGGACGAAACGCTCGAGGATTTCGCTCAGATCCGTCCGTATCTCGATACGCGTCTTTCGTTCATGGTCCGGGCCAAGATCGACAACCAGCTTTTGAACGGAACCGGCACGGCTCCGGAGATCGCCGGACTGCTCGGCACATCGGGCGTCCAGACGGCAGAAATGGCGGCGAATACGTCCGTCGCACTGGCCGAAGCGATCCTGTCCGCGATCACCAAGGTCCGCACGGTCGGATTCTTCGAACCGGACTGCATCGTCATTCACCCGAACGATTACCAGAAGCTCCGCCTCGCGGTTGACGGCAACACGCAGTACTACGGCGGCGGTTTCTTCCAGAATCAGTACGGCACCGGACCGACACCCGCGAGCCCGCCGATCTGGGGACTGCCTGTCGTGCAGACGACCGCGATCTCGGAGATCACGACCTCAGCAGGTGCGGCTGGCAACAAAGGCCCGATCGTCGGTGCTTTCAAGATGGGCGGCTGCGTGTTCTACCGCAACGGCCTCTCGATCGAAGCCACGAACACGAACGAGGACGATTTCATCAACAACTTGACTACGATCCGCGTCGAGCAGCGTCTCGCTCTCGCCGTCTTTCGTCCGCTGGCATTCTGCCGCGTCGTCAACCTCAGCTAATAGCTGATCGCAAGGAACCTGGGCGGTGATCGAACGCCGCCCAGGTTTTGATAACAGGAGTTTTATGATCCCAGCCCGAGATGTGTACGTCGACAAACACGGCAACGTCACCGACGATCCCAAACAGTACGCGATCCAGGTCGCCGCTGCCGGATGTCATCTCGACGACCGTATTGCCCGGCGGTACGGCATAGGCGACGCACTCGTTTCAACAATGGAACCGACGGCTCGCCGCATCATGATCGGAGGCGGATATCGTAAACCTGCAAAAGTAAAGACCGAGTCGGAACCGACGGCAGATCCTGTCAAGGAAACGCCCGACGCAACGGCCCCGGAGCCCGAGGCTGACAAAGCCATAACCGAAGAACCGGCACCGAAAGCCGAGGCTAAAAAAGGAGATAAGAAAAAATCATGAGCAAGTACGTTAAACAGTCAACACCCGGAACCACAGCGATCGCTACGACCAGCACGACCGATGAATATCTCATTGCCGCAAAGACCGGCAAGATCGTCGCAGCGGTTTTCACGCCGCTCGTAGCACTGGCGGCACATGACTCAAATTACATCACGTTCAGCATCACCAATCTTGGTGCGGCGGGTGCTGGATCGGCCGCGATACTTGGTGCAGTTGATGGCAACACGACCAAGGCCACAGGCGGAACGGCTCTCGCGATCAGCACGAAACGAACGCTCACACTGAGCACAACGACGGCTGACCTCGCCGTCACCGAGGGCGATTGTTTGCGTCTGCGTGCAACCGCAACGGGAACGCTTGCTAACACCGTCACACGTCCGGTCTGGCAGATCTCGATCAAGACCGCCCAGCGATAGGAGCAAGATGATCGGTGACGACGATCTTTCGATCTTTGAAAGCGACTTTGGCGAGACGGTCGTATTTGGCGGCTCGATCACGGTCAAGGGGATATTTAACAGGCCCAGCCAGGGCGTTGCTCTGGCTGGCAGTTTAGATGTCACCGCGACCAAGCCTTCGATCACTTGCATGGCCTCAGAGGTCACGGAGGTCCGAAATAAAATGTCTGCCGTCATCGATGGCGAGACTTACACCGTCGAACAGGTCATGCCCGCGGGCAACGGCTACACCGACGTCTGGTTGAAAACATAAATGGCTGACTTGACCGAACAGAAGATCATCGACCGTGCCCTCGTGGCGATGGCGGCGATCGACGGCACCGGCGGGTATTTGACAACTCTCGGCACGACCCTCGACGCGAACGGCGATAGTACGCCGAGCGTGGCCGATTCGAGGCAGAATTGGGACGAGAACGAACTTCCGGCGATCGGCGTCTTTCAGGGCGAAGTAACGGTCGAGGATCGCGACGACGAGGCCCAGCAGGTTCTCCGCAAGATGAACGTCATGTTTCGCGGAGCCATCGCATCCGGAACGTCGCCCTCGAATTGCCGCAAATTCATCGCTGACATATTTCGTGCGGTCAGGGCGGCAGGTGACAAATGGGAAGTCGGCGGCGTCGATCTCGCCCACCGAACCGAAGAAGGCCCGCACTCGCTCATTTACGAAGAGGGCACATTCGAGATCGCAGCCGTCCAGGCCGAGATCAATATTTATTACATCGCTTCGCATCTCGATATGGAAGCCTAACCAAAAGGGAGCTTAAATAATGTTAAATGCAAATCTAAAAGACCTGACCAAACTGCACGGCGATGCCGCGAAGGGATTGAATGCCTTGCGTGAGATCGCCGACCTCGGCGGATTCGGCACGATTGGCGAAGGCCCTGGACAGATACATCCACTGTCTCCCGGCGGCCTCGATGTTGCCGGCGTTCTGAGGGACGAAAACACAGCAGTGTCAGAAGCGGCAAAGAATCGTATTGCCCAACTCTGCGGCGAAAAACGCAAAGAGGAATTCGAGACGACCAGCTCGGCGGACAAAAAACAACCCGATAAAAAGTAACGACAAAGGAGATCAATCATGGCCACATCGGCAACAGCAAAAAATTGGAGAGTCGCGGCATCGTCGATGAATCCAGGCAACCTTTGGGGCGGCCTCGCCATTCCCGGTGCTGCCGCACGGCTTCGCATTCACGAGGCTGACGGCACGCCTGACGCGACGGCGAACGCCTCGGCGTTCCATTACGGAGCGACAAAGGGCGGAGCCGATCTGATGGTCGCACCCACGTTTAGTAAGTTCTACTCCGACGAGCAACGCGGCCCGATCATAGCGAGTGTCGATAGTCTCGACATGGGCATCGCCGCCGAACTGCTCGGTATTACCGATGTCGTCATGATGAACCGCCTGTTGCCCGGCATCGCGACATACGCGACCGGTGCTCTGTCGGGCGATGACGCGGCATATACCGAGTCTCGTATCGGCATCAAGGCGATCACATACGAGTCGATCGCTAACATCTTCGAACTGCGGGAAACCGCCGGCGAATGGGGAATTTTCCACATCTACTCCGGCCTCAATGATGCCGGCGTCAAATGGAAACAGGCCCGCAAGGAACAGGCCGGAACGCCCGTCAACATCGTCGGATTCGAGATCACGACACGAGCAGCGACCGATACGATGGGCTGCTATTGGAAGACGGTTCAAACGTCATAGGCCTTCTCGTAAGGGAAGAAACGCGGTTCTGGTGGTTGTTTGGTTGCTCCCGACAACCGCCAGAAACCGCAAAGAGGGAGCAACAACATGACAACA